GACAAGGCTGTGGCAACATTAACTGCTACGGTTAATGCTTTTGAAGGAACAATGCTTACTACAACAACTGCTGTTAATAAATTTGTAGCGGTTGAAACTAAGTTCGCTGTAGGTGCACGAGATTTGGTTGAAGCTATTGGTCGTGTGGGTTCTTCGGCAAGAGACGCAAAAGTAGGATTTGATGAATTGAATGCGATGGTTACTTCGGTACAGCAAACCACTGGTCGAGGTGGCGCTGTTATTGGTAACGCCATGAAAACTATTTTTACGCGTTTACAACGTCAAAGTACCCTTGAAGCCTTGGAATCTTACAACGTAGCTGTTAGAGATATACAAGGTAACACGTTACCAGCTATGCAGATCCTTGATAATTTTGCACAATCTTATGCTGGTCTGGCTGACGCTAGCCAATCGTACTTAAGAGAGCAAGTAGCGGGTGTTTTCCAAGCAAATATTCTTTCAGCTATACTAAAAGATTTAAACAAACAGCAATCTACCTATGGTAGCGCTTTAGATGTCTCAACAAAAGCTACAAATGAAGCTAATCAAGCTACAGCCGAATTAAATAGAACTTTATCTGCATTGGTAGACCAAACAGGCTTAGAGTTCCAAAGGCTTCAACAAAATATTGGTAAAGCTACATTCGAACCTATTGCTAAAGAATTACTCGCCCCATTAAAAGGTTTGATGAAAGGCATCAATGATCTAATTGACGGTGAAGGAGCTGGAAGTGAAGTTGCTAATGGCCTTTTAAAAGGAATAAGGAATGTATTAGGTGGGCCGGGCTTGGTGGCCGCATTAGGTTTAATTGGAAAAGTATTTTTAAATACTACTAGCTATATTTTGAAATCATTACCAGCGCTTGCAGGTATAACAACTGAAACTCAAAAACGAGCTACTTTAGAAAAACAAGTCGAAAGTATTTTACAAAGAGAATCTGGTTTAGCGTTGGCTATACAAGGCTACACAGGCAACACAGCAATGCAGGCTCAGTTGTTAGCTGATTACGCTCAAATGGCGGCAGATGATATGGATCGTCAAGAATCATCAGTTGCAAATATAGCTGCTACTTTAATGAGAATGCCTAAAGGGTCACTAAATGTTGCGGCAGTTACTACCGGTAAAGCAGGAAAAAGAGGAGCGTCTGGTTTTATTCCGGGAATGGCTGGAGAAGTTCATGATATTAAAAGAGGCGTAGGAGGGGTGAGTTCTTCAGCTAAACCAGTTACGATTCCTAACTTTGCTTTTGGCGGTGGAGTTCGTGGAACTATGATTGCCAACACTGGAGAACATATAGTTCCCAACTTTAAAGGCGGGGGCTCTGCTATTTTTAATCCTAATATGATTGCACAGTATGGAATGCCTGCTGGGGCAAAACCAATCAGGGGAGCTGGTGGATATGTGCCTAATTTTGTTGATGTAAACAAGGCAAATGCTGGGCAGATGGCTAGTGCCGCTGGTATTACTCAATCATCACACCCTTCTTTATTTACAAAAACTGGAGCTATTCGGGTTGGGGCGTTGCGTTCAAATCTAGAAAGAAAAAGCGGGGCAAAAAGCTCCAAAGGAAGATTTTTTGATGCTCGGCAAAAGGCTCATATGTTTGTTCCTCAAGCTGGATTTAAAATGGAGAACTATCCTTATGTATTTGGACCGAATAGTTCAATGCAAAAAATGTCGTCCACGGTATCTAAGGATGGAAAGCCTGTTGATGGAATGCTTTTGAATGCTTATGGGCCTAGTCTTACAGCTAGCAAAAGAGTACAAAAAGGAGGGAATCTAGCTAAAGTTGAAGATATTTTAGATGACTCATTACGTATAGCTGCTGAAAATGTAATCATGGCTTACAGTCCCGCGCTTCATAGTGGCAGACCGGTTAATAAAAAGAAAGTAGAAGGTTCATTTTTAAAAGAAGGTGGGGCTGGTGCGATGGGCGCGTTCAAGGGTGCACTTTTTGAAGCTGTTGTAGACAGATTAGTAGGCCAACAATACGAGAAGGGAAAACAAAATAGTTCCACTTTAGATATATTATTGTCAGGCAAAGCAGGTAAAAATGCTGAAGATCTTTTTGGTATAACTGGTACAGCAGTAAATGCAACACACGCAGATGCCAAGTCAAGCTGGTCATCAGGCAACAGAACAAAAATTACCGAACAAATTATGAAGAACTTCGGTAAGTCTCTACCTATTACCATGGGAGCGGCTGCTAGAGGTTATGTGCCTAACTTCGCCGCACTTGGAGATTCCGTAGAAAGAGAATTAGCCGCTGGAGTTCCTATGGGATCTATTCGGGTAGGACGATCAAGTAGATTGGCCGGCCCTAATAATCCTGCTGGTCTAGGCGTTACAAATACGCGCGATGAGCCTAGAGGTTTGGCAGATGTAGTTGGAGCTTCAAGAGGTTACGTTCCTAATTATGTTGATCCTATGGGAGTAGATGTTAGTGGAGTAGTAGGAAAAACTAATAAGCAATTAGCCGGCCTAAATAATGGTTTCACCAGATTCCAGAGAATACTAGATAAAGTGGCTTTAAAGTTATCTAAAAAAGAAATAACTGAAACCCAAGCGATGAGAGCTACTCAGCGTTTAGGGTCGGCTGCAGGCAAAAGTGGAGCGGCATTAACTACATTACAGGCCAGAGTTAAAACCACATCCTCAGCTATGGCAATTGCTGGGAAAAAACCTAGCTCTGCCGGAGGTGGTATGGGAGGTATGGGAGGAATGGCGGTTGGCATGGGGCTTTCAATGGGGCTTCCTATGGCTGCTGGCGCAATGGAGCAGGCCGGATTTAGTCGTGATACGACCGGGGCAATGAATATGGCGGGTACTGGAGCTGCTATTGGTATGTTGGCTGGTCCATGGGGCGCTGCTGCTGGAGCTGCTGTAGGAGCCCTTGGCAGTCTTGCGGTTTCAAGCTTAAGGGTAGGCGCAAGAATGGATGAACTTGAAGCAGAATTTACTGAGTTTGAAAAAACTTCCAAAGAGCAGAATAGCGCGGCCCAAAATATTATCAAAGCTCAAGAAGAAATTAATAATCCTACTTCAGCAGACGCACTCAAAGCAGCACAAATAGCACTAAAAGATAATTTTGAAAAAATCAAAGGCACACAACTGGAAAAGAATTTTAAAGCGGCAGGCACCAATGTAGATGAGATGACTGTTGCGTTGAAGTCATTTACGAGCGGAGTTGTGGCTGAACGTACAGGTCGTCAAACCATCAGGGCAGCAAATAAGTTTGGCTTTCAAGATCGAGTATTAGGCAAGGGAAACAATATGATGGCCCTTACGTCTGATCTAAATCAGCCTACAACAGAGGAAGGTATATTGCGCAAAAATAAAGCCCTTACCGTAGCCGGTTATGGCAAAAAAACTCAAACGGCATTCGTCGATGAATTTAAAGACTTTTTTGAAATATTAGATTTTAATGCAGAGGAAGCTAAAGAGATCTCAACAATAGCTCGTGGTGTTAAAGAATCACCAAATGATGTATATGACTTAACTAGGAAATTTCTTGAGCTTCGAGAAGACATATTCGATGATATGTTTCTGGACGAAAAACTTTTTAAGAGTAAGCCGGGGGAGGCTAAGAGTAACGTATTTCAGAGAGTTGCATCTCTTTTCAAGGGTGACGCTTTTGTTGAGTCACTTGGCGATATGGAAAATATTATGATTGGTGTTATGAGAGCAGCAGCAGAAGCAAAAGCAGCAGAGGATGCAAGCGACAAGCAATACAAACTCGTCAAACAACTTGAAACAAGCTTTACAGCAATTAATAAAGACTTAGATGTTTCTATAAATGCTATAAAAGATACCCCAATAGCGAAATTTAAAGATGCTTTCAAAACTCTAAATAGTGCTTTATCTAAAATTGGCTCAGACATTAGAAATGTAGTAGGAGATCAAGTGGGAGCAACAAGGTTCAGAGCAGACGCAACTAATAGACAGAGAGTTTTAGATAATAGAGCTACTCGTCAGAAATTTGGTATAACTCAACAAAAAAGTTTACGTACTGCTTTTGACAAAGCTTTCCCTCAAGGAAGTGCTGAACTAGGAGCTTATGAAGACATTTCTAAAACGCTACTAACTAACCCAGCCAAAGCCACACAAATGCTAAAGTTGACTACAGGACCTCGACCTTCTGCGCCCGGAATAGCCGGTGAGTTACAAAGAAGGGCAGCGCCTAATATGGGAGTGTTTGCAAAGTCAGGTACAGAGCTTCCTAAAGCGCAAGATTTTAGAAATGCTGCAGCCGCGCTTATAAGAGCTTATGAAATTCAAGAAGCAAATATAGCAGCTCAAGGAACCGTTATTTCAGCAGAGCAAAAAATAGAAGAAATAAAAGCGAAAAATTTAGTTCAAGAGCGCGATCTACAAAAAGCCCAAAAGCTTTCTTTGAGTGAAAGAGAAAATCTCAATAAGTTAGAGCAAATGCGCCTGCAACAAGAAATAAGCATGATGCAAAAAAGATCTCAAGATCCTGCTGCATCTAGAGGTTTAACAAATCGACAAAATACAGCCCGTTTATTTACTGATCAAAGAGCTGTTTTACAAAAACAAATTCAAATGGATGAAGCTCGCGTTAAAGCAGATAACGTTAATTTAAAGATGGAATTTGAGATGCAAAAAACTTTGATTCAATCTAATTTAGCTTTAATAGGGGCTGACGAGAAATTAATAGAAGCAACTGAAAAATTAGGTGCTATTATAATAGGAGAAGGTCTTGGCAAGGAATTTGATAAAGGAGGAGAGATGAGGGTAACAGGAGCGGCTGCTGCTTTGGCAGGCGGTGCCAGCAATTCTGATATTCGTCAAATGTATATTGACCAAAATTTGAAAAAAATGGGTTTTACTGGTATTGGTTCGTCAGGAGGAAGCGCTGCTGTTGGAGGCGCTGGCGGATCAGGAAGCGCTCAAGGTGCTATACAAAAAGAAATCAATCAATTAGAACAACAATACAATCAAGATGTTGAAGGGAATAACGATCAACTACTTAAAAGAATTGAATACTTAAAAGAACAATTAAATTTAGATGAAAAGATAGGAAACCGCGAAGCTAAGCGCAATACCGAATTTTCAGCAGGACTACAAGATGGTTTTAATAAAGTATTTCAAGACACAGATTCAATCTTCAATAAATTAGGCAAAGATTTACCTACCGCTTTCAAAGATGGAATGGTTGGAGCTATGGAAAGTGCAATGGACAAAGCTGATAGTTTTGGTGATGCAATGCGAGGAGTGGCTATTGATATGTTAAAAATGATGCGTAGAGCTGCACTTGAATCTTCAATGAGTAACTTGACCAGTTTGATGGGAATGGGCATAAGCCCCGGATTTCGCAACTCTGGACTTCAAAATGGTGCATTTGTACCGGGATCTGGAACGGGCGATAAAGTGCCTTCTCTATTAGAGCCGGGCGAGTATGTAATGAATCGTAAGGCCGTTAAAGGTATTGGTAGAGCTAATTTAGATAAAATGAATTTCGGCGCTTTCCCTCGTTTCGCTAATGGGGGAAGCATGGGATTAGATGAGAGTGTGCACAGCAGCAGAATGAGTGGATATTTTCTTGCATCAGATAATCCAGAATTAGCTGAAGCACGCGAAGCTGAAAGAGAACGTTTAGCGAAGGAGGCTGAAAAAAAGGCCCAAAAGAAACAACTACTTTCTACTTTCTTGAGTACAGTAGCTAGCATGGGGGTTGGTAAATTAATGGGTATGGCAGCAGGAAAATTTGGTGCAAAAAATCCCGCTACTGTTGGAGGTCCGGGCGACAAAACAATGCATCGTAATATTGGAAGTGGTGGAGCTTTTTACTCTGAATCTGCTGTTGCCGGTAGGCCCGAAACTGCTTTTGATAGTTGGAAAGGATGGGGGCCGGGAAATGCAAGAGGAGGTCATATAGGTTCAGGGTTTACCAATCGCGATAGTGTTCCAGCTTACATGGCAGGCGGCGAGTTTGTAATGAACAATCGGGCGGTGCGCAAGTACGGTCTTGGATTCATGGGTCGTTTAAACGGAGGTGTTATTCCAACAATGCAAGCTGGAGGGGGAGTTGACGCTGCGCCATTAAACGCTCAAAGTGGAGCTAATACTAACAATATATCCATCAATGTTAGCATGGGCGGCAGTGGAGGGGGAGGTCAAGGAGCCTCTGAGTCCGCCGGCAACGCTAATGCAAGTGAACAATCTAATGTGGATCAAGCCACAAAAGGAAAAGAAATGGCAGAAAGAATTCGAGCTGCGGTCCTTGAAGTAATTGGACAAGAACAACGTTTAGGCGGATCTTTAAGTAAAAAAAGTAGAACACCATAATGGCTAATAACGCTTCACCAAGCTATGAACAAATCTTCTATCTGGGAGGCGATAACGCTCTTAGTCGAACAGGAGTGTCGGGTATCCGCAATATCAGTGCGGGCTATAGTGTTGGGCAAAAGAAGGTTCGAGCTTTAGGCGCAGGGTTTATCCGTGAAATAATAGCCGAACCTTTGCGTGGCGAGTTATCCATGACTCGAGATTTACTTTATCAAGATCCGGTTTTGGGTCTGACAGGAGAGTCTCCCGTTTCTGGCACATTATTATATGATGTGGAAATGAATGGAGCTGAAAAAGTTTATGGCTTTAATACTGGTTATCTGACTAGTTATAGTATAAATTGCGATGTTCAAGATGTCCCTACAATAGAGACAACGTTTGCTGTTTTTGGCCAGATGGGGAGCGGTGAAAGATACGGTGAATTAGACTACTCGGGCACCGCTCCTCTTCAAAATTTAGGTTTCGTTAATCACGAAGCTGTATTTTTAACTTTTAATGGCTCGGGGACAAATCGAGCTGTATCGGTTTCCCAAACTTACGATATTAATCGTGTCCCTATTTATACATTAGACCAAAAAACTGACGAAAGTTATTACACTCCATCTCAAGTAATAACAGAATATCCCATTGAAATTACTACTAATTTAACAATAGAAATGGATGATTATGAAACTGCGAATATGATAGATAATATCCGTAGTGGTAATTATCAAACAATTGGGGTTGAAATTCGATTAGGAAGAAAAGAAGACACATTAGATGGCAATACTAATATACCCGCAGTTACGGGCAATTTATGCTTAAATGATAACGTAGGTAACTGTTTGGGCGATGATGGTGATGGAATAACAAGATATGAATTTTTAAGCACAACAGGGCATTTAGTCTCAGAAAGTATTGAGTCTGCCGTGGATGGTGTTTTAAGTGTAAATTTAGAATTTAAAGACTACTACAACAAAGATTAAAAATGGGCAAAATACTACAATATCCAGATTTAGGAGCACCTCCAGCAATAACCGATTTGCTATTTATTGGTGATTATAGCGGCGCGCCTTTAAACCCCGTCACAAAACATGTTTCTATTAACAACCTTAATAAAAAATATCAAATATGGGCGGCAGACGGCACTGGATTAAAAGTTACTGATGATGGTGGCACTTATGGTCTTCATCTTCATGATGGAGGCAATATTGGTGTTGGCCCCGGCGCTGCTACAACTCCGGGTGCTTTTCTATCTGTGAGAGGGGCCGCCGATTCTAATCTCACCTTAGCTAATTTTTTAAATCCTTCTGCTACGACAGATGGGAAATATCAACAAATTATTTTTGGAACAGATGCAGCTAATGATAAATCTGTTGTTTTTAGATACTATTATAGTACCACAGATGATGCTTCCACATTCAGGATTCAATCTTATGAAGATGCAGCCGCTGCAAATCAAATTGGATTACATTTGAAGGGCGACGGTAATGTAGGAGTAGGTACAATTGATCCAGAATTTAATTTAGAAGTAGAAGGTGATTTTGGCGTCTACGATGACAATTATGGCGTAATGGTCGATGCGAGTTTAGGTGAACTTCATGGCATCTACCGTGGAGGTGGAAGTACGGCGAGTGGCCCCTTACATTTAAATAGAGGAGCTGGAGGTGATGTTTGGTTGATGTACGGTGACGGAAGCAGCCCAGCTCTGAAGGTTGAATCTACTGATAAAAAAATAAGTATTGGACACAGTACCGCTGCAGCCAGATTAGATATTAAAGAGGCTGACGGTGCAAGTACCCCTGTTTTAAAGTTGCACAATGCAGCTAGTGGAACTCCTTATACTGCCATGCAACTTACAACAAGTTCTGATAGTCAGTATTTATTTTGGGACGGTTCATCTTTAGCTATTAAAAATACTATTGGGCCTATTGGAGCGGGATCAGTTAATTTTGGTAAAACAGGTAAAATAGCTATCAATCAAGCTGTTGGCACGCGTAATTTAGAAGCAAGCGAAACGAGTGGAGAAGGTATTGTAGCTTCTTTAAATTCTACATCATCAGGTAAAGGCTCTAAAATTTTATTTGTTAATACTACGGATTCTGAAAGCGTTAATCAATCTCAAGGATTTGGCTTTAGTAGTAATTTAAGCGGCACTCAAACTGTATCATGGTTTGGTGGAGTTTATAGGCCAAGTGGTAGTACGAGGAATTATTTTGCATTAAATTATGTGGGGGCAGCAGCAAGCGGTGGAGATAGCTTGTATACAATAAATACTACTCTCGCCAATAACCCAATGTATTTGGATGATCTAGGCAATGTTAGATTTAAAGCTACGGTACAAGCTTCCGCATATTATGATCAAGGAGGTGATAGCGCTGGAAATTATTGTAGAGGAAGATTTATACAAACTTTCTCGTATCGATATTTTTATACAGTAACCGGTAATCAACGATGGACTCCATTATTTTCAGAGCCTGTAGATACTACTAATAATTATGATCATGATGGTTCAACTACCCCTGATAAATCAATGTGTAGTAAAGCTCCAATGGCAGGTAGGGTGACGAGGCTTGATGTTTCGTTTACAAATAATGTCTCTAATAATAGTGTCAGTGCTTATGTATATAGCGGGACAGATGCTCCCACAACTGATTTAAGCTCTTCTAATGCAGCTTATACAGGCACTATAAGCCTTGGAGGATCGCTTACAGAAGGAGATTATACAATAGGTTATGATGATTTTACGGAACCAGCAGGTCAAACTAATCGAGATTTTGCTGCAGGAGAATTTTTAATGTTAGCTATAGATAATTCTACTGGTAATGGTAATGCTACAGTTGTTGTAACAGTTGAATTTGATGTACCGGATAATTTAGGCGCTTAATGGCAACAAAATTTATAAAATACGAAAACGCTTTACTCAAAATCGCTGATCAAAGCATTATGGCTGAATCGGCGGAGTTGGGAGTAGAGGCAGCTTTACAACCGGTGACTAACATCACCGGTTCTGTGATTAGATATGCTCCTACTGCGCCTGTTCGAGGTACTTTATCTTTTACTCATTATTGTACCGGAGCTTTTCATGACTTTTTAAATCCTTTAACTGCTATCGAGCATACAGGAGAGCCTTTAGATGGAAGCTTTGCAGGAATGACTTTTTCAAGTGGCTACATTAAAACTTTAAGTTTTTCTATGGCTCCTTATAGCCCTATACTGTTTCGTTCTGAGATAGATATATATGGAGAATTAAATGCATTAGATAATGATGGAGATACCGATAACGATTTGAGAAACGAAACTACTTTAGGGCACTCTTTAAGATCTTATATAGTGGGAACAGACACTAAAATAAACAAAAAAGTTTCTTTTGATTATTCCGTTTCAACTGACCGTAACCCAGTAACAACAGTAGGAAATACTTTGCCCGCCCGCGTGACGAAAGAAAATGTCCGGATTAACTTATCTATAGCAGGTGAAGATGTAGGTGATGCTATAAAATCTACCGGTAATTATGCGGAACTTAATATAAAGATTTTGGACACCTATGGGAGTTCTCCAATAGCAACGTTTGGGTGTTCAGGGCAAATATTTAGTCAGAATTTAACTGTAACTGAAGGCGGATATATAGACGGAACAATAGCTGTTTCTCAAGAATACATGACGGGAAGGGCTTTTTATTAATGCCATCTAATCAATCATATGTTTTTGGATCGGGTGTAACTAATATCCCGGTGGATTCTTTTGAGCTTGGGAACTCCTATTCTCAATACGATATAGTATTTTTTAGTGGTTATACAGATGGCGTCACCGAATACTTTCCTCCTGTTACAGGGCATTATTATTATAGTGGAGATACTGCCGCCACTTCGACTGCTGCTAATTCTCCTGCAGGAGCTTCTAGTGTTTGGACGCAAAAGTTATTTTGTGACCCTTCTTATGGAGCAAGCGTAGAATATTTTAATCAAACTTACGATATAACATTTGGAGATGGTTATTACAACTTAGCCAATAAAAGTGAAAATTCATTAAAGGTTAAATTTAAATTACCTTTCAATAAACGCTCAGACAAAGAAACAAGAAGTTTAGTTCATTTATTTGAAGATTCTTTTAATAAAGGAGAAAAACCCAGCGGAGCTTATACAGGCATTTATTATACTCCTTTTGCCCCTTACAATGAAGAGCACGAATTCTATATTGAAGAAATTACAAGAGGATATGATTACCCTAATGTTAATACCGTTAGCACTACTTTATTACGAGAAGAACAATCTATTTTAGATTGGCAAGGATATTATATTCCTTTTAATCAAACTCAAGGTTTTTGGGAAGCGGGGGCAACATATGACACTCATGATATTGTATATTTAAGCGGTGATGGGTATGTGCCCCATGTTTCTGGATGGTATTATTATAGCGGAGCAGATGAAACTACTGCTACAGATGCTAATGGCCCTAACGGAGGATATACTTCAATGTGGACAAAAAGTAATTTTTACTTTGAGATAAATGGAGGGGCTGCAGTCAATCAAGCTCCTCGGTATTTAAAACAACCTACCCAAAGTGATTTTTATATTAGAACTCAAGATGGATTGAATAAAAGCTTATTAAACATGAATTTAAGTTTTAATAACAGAAGCGATAAAGAAGCTAAGGCAATTGTACATTTTTTAGAGACCCATCAAGGTAAAAACCAATTTGAATTTAAACCTCCTGCTCCTTATGATATATCAGGGAAAGTTTTTGTATGCCCTAAGTGGGAACATCAAATTAACTATGCAGACAATAATAATGTAGGTGTAAATTTTATTGAATTTCCGATCAATATATTAAATGAAAATCTTAGTTTTAGTAGTTTAATTACAGTTGATCCATATTTTAACGCATTCGGACCTTTATCATAATGGCATTACCCAGCGCAGTTACTAGTAGAGGAGAAGGCAATAATTTTATTGCCACCACAGGAATGGTGCTTACTGGCATTACTGGCTTTGGTGTGCGCACTGGATTTTATTTAACTAATAGTGGAAGTCATGCGATAGAAACAACACTAGGTTATAATGAGGGCAATACTCCCGGCATTTTCGAGTTTCCCTCTGGGCAAGAATTTACAATTTTACCCGGCAAAAGCAAATTCATTCCATTTGAGATGACTTTCGTGCAGGATAATATTTATGGTCCTATGACCTCTAACTATTCCACTGGGCCTGACACTTATGGCAAATATGAGACTTTTTTTATTTTAGACTCAATCTCTCAATATAATGGCGAAGGAGATTCCGAAGGAAGCATAAAAGTAAATGTAACCGGGCAAGCCACAGGCTTCCAAACTACCAGCGGCCCATGGTGGACTTCAGCTCCAGAGCACCCTTCTGGATTTTTGGTTACCACTGATTATGCCCGTAACGGCAAGCCAGCATCTGTATTAAGGTGGCAGCACCCATCAACCGGATACTATTTAACTAAATATAAAATCGAATATGCGGGTTCACAAGTAGTAGAAGCAGGTGTGGGAAGTTGGAGTGGTTTGTATGATTTTGATATTAATTATGAGAAGCAGCAGTATAATGGACCCAATATAACCGGCCCAATTAATTATTATAAATATGCTACTAATACAGGTATTGCTCAAAAATATACGAGAGGAACTGCTCCAAATCCCGCTACCCCGTATGGCGAATATACAGTTGATGGCTTAGGGTTTAATGCCAATTATTATTATAGAATAAAAAGTCAATACGTAGATAGAGATGACTCCATTTCCTATGAAAGTCCTTATGTTTATGGATATCCTGTAGATAATTTTGAGGCTACAGTTACTGATGCTAATGTTAACGGAGGGTTGTTAAGTGGTAGCAGCACCTTAAGTTCAAGCACAGACCCAAGCGAGGTGATTGCTAATAACACTTCTAGTCCACAAGCCATGGAAATTTATTTTACGCAAGGACAAAAAGATATTAATTTAAAAACTCTTTTTGATGCCGAGATAAATGAGAGAGGGGGTTCTGTAAATTCTTTTGATTCTGCTCATGCAGATTATGCTTTCACAGGAGTATACTTTGTTCTTCCGGAAGCAATGAATGTAGGGTCAACAATCCAAGGCCAAGCGGGGATTACTAGTGGGGGTCGAATAAAATATGGGGGCACCGAAATAAAAACTGTTTTAGAGTTGAAAAAAAATTCTACGGTGGCGGGAATAGGAGGGTTAGGGGGAGACGGTGGATATACAGATATAAGTATAAAAGAAGATGGGACAGATATACAGTATCGAGGCAAGTTTACAGCTATAGAAAAAGGAGATTCAGAGTCTTCTACTGATGGAACTCAAGGGAGTCCAGCTATTTATATTAATGATACTACTATAGGGGAATTACGGATTAAAAAACATCCCACAGCACACATTTACGGCGGCGGCGGCGGCGGAGGAGGGGGAGATCCATTCTTTTGGCCTAAAGCTTTTACTTTTAATTCTAATGATACTTTTACGTACAATAAACATAGCAATTATAAGGAAGCTTCAATAATAGTTGAAAATGAAGAGGGAGTTAAAATAAGTGTTAATACTACGGATAAAAATAAAGGCACAGGCGTCAACCTGCGAAATGTAAGCACCAAGAAAGATCAACGAATTACTTTCACTTTGGCTGATATAGTGGGGACTCAATTAGGAGGAGTGGGAGGCGGGGGACAAGGATTTTCAAGCGCAAGCGGAGGGGCTAGTTTGAAAATTAAAGAGGGTAATGTTGTCGCCACCTTCTCTCAAACAAATGGTAATTTTCTCAATTCAGGTTATGCTTCAACAGCGGTCCTTAGTAACAAAACATCTCCGGGCGGAAATGGAGGTGTTTTTGGCCAAGATGGAGATAACGCTTTAAATAGAAATTCTGAATTGTTATTTGAGTCGATTCCTGATAAGAAAGCTGGGATAGGGGGTTTAGCGGGAGAGGGCATTAAAATTATCACAGGCAATAGTGGATATTCTAATCTGGCTAGCTTGGTTCAATACTCCAATGCTTTAACTCCCACAAGTGCCAATTTCCCTAGTCTCTTAGCATGGTTTACAAGCGAAGATAGTTCTAAAATTACTACTACAACTTCAGGAAGTCCCGCGTACAAGTATATTAATAAATGGGAATCTAAAAACGACTCTAGCATTTATATAAATTTTCCATGGACTGGAGCCTCTAATAATAACAAACCTATGCTTATTGAGGCTGGAACGACACTTAACTCTGACGCTTACACTAAGCCTTTCAATAAGCAAAATGTAGTATTTTTTGCTCCATTGAGGCAGCCCACTGGAGGAAAACTTTATGGATTAGTTAAAAGTGGTAAATTAGAATCGAATATGAGCGGGTTCGAAATAATATATTTTATTTATCCCGGCTCTGTTATGGGCGATAGCCCCAGCGTATTAGCAACACACGGAAGTTGGGATCTTAGCGCCTTTCGAATATTCGAAGGTAATGATCCAAGTAGAGCTCTTTCAGGTAAGTTTTGGGTAAATGGAAATGGATATCGAGCAAAGTATGCACCGCTAGGGTTTGGGGTTGCGGATTGGACTCTAAATCAACCTTCTATGTTTTATTATACTGAAGGTAATAAGAATATGTCAAGCGAAGGCACAGGCCTCCCTGATCAAAAGCGAGCTTTTTTCAGTGACTTTACCAATGGAATTAGTCCTCAAAGAGCATGGATGTATAGCGTCTCTGGGTCAAGAGAGGCGGGAGGTATAGAATATAAAATTCATAACGACTTAAAAAATATATATACTAGTACAAATGAATTCAGAGGATTGCGTAGATTTCACTGGCGTCCTATTCCATATATAGGGTTAAACCACGGGACGGTGTTTCCGAATTATAATGCTTTCCATGGAGGGATTAGCGATATTTTAGTTTTCAAAAAGAGACTAACCGATACCGAAAGGGCGGCGGTATACTCTTATATTGCTAATAAAAGGTTACGAGTGCCGATTGTTAAATACCAGACAGTGACTTCTGGTGGGACATCTTATAAAGCAAATTTACAAACGATCTTCATACAACTTACTTCCACTCCAGAATACATCGCAATAGGAAGAAAAATTATTTTTTCTAATGGAGCAGTGTTTACATTCACTGCAAATGCTCTTAAGTCTGTCAGCGCCATAGTGGTACAAGGAAGTTTGACAAGTGACCTTCCTTCGGGGACAAGTGGCACCTTATATCCTTCTGATTTTGATCGTAACACGCTGGAAATGCAAAATGGATTCGCAGGATTCAACGAAGGACCCCAATGGTAATATAATATGTCTACACAATCACATAATACAGCTTTACTTGATTTAGAGCCCGATACTTTAATTGAATTATATGAAATTGATTTAGGGGAACAAGATGGCTTGTATCGCTTTCATCCCGGCAAAAATAACTTAAAAGATATAATGCTAAGTGATGCTCAAGGTGAACTTCAAACTTATTATCCACTGCCCATTGAAACAAGTGGATGGGAAATGAAAGGGGACGGATCATTGCCGAGGCCAAAGTTATTAATGGCTAATCCTCAAGGGCTCATAAGTGATGCAATCAAAAGAAGAGGGGATCTTATTGGCAATACAATTATTCGGAAAAGAATTTTTATGAAGTTTTTGGATAATGAAAATTTTCCTGATAACTTTAATCCTTTTGCTATCCCTGATCCTAATTCTCGTTTTGACGATGACATTTTTACTATTAATCGCAAAACTCAGGAAAATAAATACTATATAGAGTGGGAGCTTGTTTCTCCCTTAGAACTGGAAGATGTACAAGTGCCGGCTCGAACAATGATTGCTGATTATTGTCCATGGCAGTATAGAGGGGAAGGATGCAGTTATGGCAAAAGATCGGATTTTAAAGAGCAAGCGGTGACAATGGCTAATCAGAAAGCAGTTACTCCTACTGAATTTTTTGCTAATGACAATGGGGTAAATTTAGGCATTCCTCTTGCTGATGAAAATAATAAAAAATTTACTACTCCAGAGGGATACAATTTAACTTTGAATTGGTGCGGAGACTATGTCAAAGATAGTGTAACGGTAACAGCCGATGGAGCTGCTACTCTTTCTACGGTGACGATCAATAATGGCGCTGGTTATGCTTACGGTGACACTTCAATGACTGTGGATTCTTTGCCAGTTGCCATTGCTAGTGGTAAGGTCATTACTTTTGCTAATGGGGCGGAGTTTACCTTAAGCTCTTTGGCTGGGGCGACCGCGGTTTCCGTTTCAGGAAATTTTCGCGACGGAGACTCTGTGGCTGATAATGAAGTAGGCACTGTTGCCCAAACTGTAAGTGTGGATGCATTACCCGCAGCTATAGACAAAGATCGTACAATTGTTTTCAGCACCGGCGCTACTCTTAAATTGGATACGGATGCAGCCAAAACAGCCGCATCACTTTCGGGTGTTTTAAGTGCCGCTTTAGCTGACAATTTAGTAGGAAGCACCAAATATGTAGCAGGGGACGTTATAAGAATAATATCCAAAATAGAAAATATTGCTAAAAAAGAAGTAACCAAAACCCAAGAAAATTTAGAAACTCGGCCTGATCAATTTTATGTATGCATTGAAGAGGTGGCTACTTCCTCTGACCCTCGTTATACCATGCAATCATGGCGTAGCGATCAATGCTCTAAAACTTTAAATGGATGTAAATGTAGATATGTAGAGTACGGTATTTACAGGTTAGGGCTACCTTTTGGAGGATTTCCATCTATTGAAAAGTACAGATATCAGTAAAGTTTTTTTAAAAAAAATATCAAAAGTAGGCGAATCATGCAATTTTGAGATTTGTGGAGCCGCTACCAAAGAAAAATTACATTTTTTTAAAAATTTATCAAAAACCCCCAAAGAAAGTTTTTTTGTATCCCCACAAGAATATGTAGGTTTATATGATGATATTAAATTTTTCTTCCATTCTCATTGTTTAGGAGGGCCAAAGCCTAGTGAAGCCGATATTGATGCAGCCCGTGAGTTACTAAGACCGTTTTTAATATATTCTAGTGTAGAAAAAAACTTTTCATTTTATTGCCCAAAAACACAGAAGTCAATTTATTTTTCACTTTAAATGTGTATAATAATAGGTAATGACTACAGTTTCATTAGCAGGGCGTCTAGGAGAAATCGTTGGCGTTAATTTTTGTTTTAAAACTCGCAATTTAAGGGAGGTGTTAGCTGCTATAGAGTCTAATACAGGCAAGTTGCGCAGTTACCTTGGAAATAATGGCAAAAGACGATTTGCTATTTTTGTGAATGAGAGAGAAATTGATCCCACTGCAGGAGAAAACATTGATGTAAGAAATAAAAAAGTTCTTATCATTCCTTTGTTAATGGGAGGTTTCGTGGCGATGACTGCCGCAATTACTTCAGCTATAGTGGGGGCTTCAGCCGTTGCAGCCGGTACGATAATGGCTAAAGTTGTTTCATTCGTAGTTGGAACTGTTTTAGGTGCTGCGTTAGCTTTTGGTTTAAACCTTCTTATTTCCAAACTTATGAAACCTGATGATCCTGATCGAGCCAATACTACTTCTTTTTTGTTTGGTCAAGCAGAGAATGTGGCTCGACAAGGCGTTGTTGTGCCAGTGGGATATGGTCGCATGATCATAGGCAGTCGAACAGTTTCAGTAAATTTATTCCAAGTAGACAGATCTCTTTATGATAAAGCTCGTGGAGGAGGAGGGATGGGCTCTATCGCTTCTATAGTCAAAGATTCTGCTTCATCTATTTCTCCTACTAATGACGGTATTATCAAAATGTCTAATAGGGGGGCGAGTGATCCTATAGATTATACTATTAATAGTGATGGATCTTCTTCCGCACCTATAATCCCATAATATTATGTCAACTTCTGGTGCAACTCAAGAACAACTCGAAAAATTAAGAAAATATCCTACTTTTCAAACAGTATGCCCTACGTCTAAAATGGGGCCAAACCCCGGTTTTGCTTTAGAGAATATATCTATGTATCAAACTATCGATTTGTTATGTGAAGGGGAGATAGAGGGTTTATGTGATAAACATGGTAATTTAATTCAAATTACTTCTGATGCTGCTGCAAATGAAAATGGCTTCAAAGGAATTATTTTAAATGATGTTCCAGTAAAAAATACTGATTCTAACACTTTAAATTTTAATAGAACTTTAGCAGATTTTAGAACTGGTCGTGAAAAACAACGCGCTCTTGTAAAGTTTAATAATCCTGCTTTGTCTTTTTCAAACGCAATTCAGACTGTTAATCTTGATACTAATATGCCGGGCTTGGCTTTAAGTGAGCAATTCATACAAGGGGGGAGTATTTTTAATGTACAAGGAGGCGATGGACAAACAATAAATTTAGGTCCTAAATGGCAATACGCATACGGCAATTCCTTCAGGCTTGCTGGAAATTTTATTTATCCGGTGCCTTATTTGGATTCAGTTA